TGCATCCACATACCGAAACCTAAATCAATGTCAACATCTACTGTGTCGCCATCTACAACTCTTAATATTTTACATTTATACTCATACATACTACTATTTATACCTTATTCCTAGATGTTCTTCTGTTAGTATTTTAAATTCCCAATTCCTATCCAGACAATACTCATTTGCATAACGCCATTTTGCCTGATTAATACCCCATGTTTTTACCTTATTATACCATGCTTTTGTCTTCCGAGCAGGTTTCTTTTCTGGTGGACTACACTGGTTTTTTGGTTTAATTTCAATAATAAACTTCTTAATAGAACCATCTGTTTGTTTTGCCTTAATGTAGAAATCTGGAAAATATCTATGTTTCCTTCCATCCCACGGAGATACATAGGGAATTATGTGTTCTTCACTTCCCCATTCTAGAATGTTATTACTATTATCAGCATATACCATGAACTTACGCTCCCAAAGGGAACGGTATACCACATTCATAGGATTGCCAATATACTTGTGAGTGTTCTTTAGTTGGTATTTTCCTTTGTAAGCCATTATAAATAGTTATAACCTTCCGAACTATTTAGGGGTAGACATGGCAATAGATTTTAGTAGATCAAGAGCAGTTTCAACGCTCAAAAAAACATTAAGAAAAGTATCTGGCAACTTACCAGGCCTTGCTGGTATTATATCTGGTAGAGGTGGGGATAGCTCTGATTTCGCTGGACTAAACCGAAAAGCGAAATCACCGAAGATGTATGCATTTCCGATAGATGTTACAGCAGCGCCTGGATTGGGTAATCATGGACATTACATGATCTTTTATGTCAATCAACAGTCAAACGCTAAATTGAAATTTGGAACGCCAGAATCTGGTTCAGCCCAAATGAAGAGAGAAGAGAAGAGTAGAAATATTCCAAAATACATTAAAGAAATGCTACCAGATGGTTCTGGCAAGACTGATACAAAACAATCAAACGAAGTACAGAAACAAGTACACGCTGATATCCCACTTGCTGGTGGGCCTCCAAACCGAAACACTAACATCAAACCAGCGACAAGCCGTGTCGGTGCAAAAAAAACTTCTGGTTCTACAGTATTTTTAAAGAGACCACCAACAACAAGATTAGATACAGCAATTGCATTGTACATGCCTCCACAAGTACAAGTATCATATAAATCACAGTATTCCGATACTCCAATTGGTGGTGGAACTGCAGCCGCAATGGATGTATATTCTTCTGTTATGGCTGGAAGGGGTGCTGAAAGTTCTATGAAAACGGCGATTAATAGAGGTGGACAAGCATTAAAAGAGGGTGTAAAGGGTACTATACTTTCAATGGTAGGTGCATTGCCTGGTATGGGTGGTGCAACAGAAGCATTTGAGATTGCTCAAGGATTTATTCAATCAGACAGAATGGAACTTGCATTTAAAGGTATTGATAAAAGAGCCTTTCAGTATACATTCAAGATGATACCAAGAAACGACAAAGAATCAGAAGAAATACGCAAAATTATATTTGCTTTTAAATCAAACATGTTACCAGAGTTTAAAGATGGTGTTAGAAATGGGCGAGAGATGATAATGCCTAATACATTTGATATAGAGTATATGTATAATGGTAAAGAGAATGATTACCTACATAAGATATCTACATGCGTATTAGAAGATTTACAAGTATCACAAGGTGGAAGTAGATATAAAACATTTACTGCAAAAGAAGATGGTGCTCCACCAGTGGAGACCAGCATAACATTGAGTTTTAGAGAACTAGAACTTATCACCAGAGAAAGAGTACACGAAGGATTCTAATTATGGTTACACTTACAGATAATGCAAAAGAATATCTCACTAGTATTAAAGAAAATGACCACATCACTTTAGGTGTTAATGGGGGTGGTTGTTCTGGATTTCAATATGTCTGGGATTTTAAGAAAAACTGGCCTGATGTCAAATGGGGTAAACCTATTGATGATTTACTAGTTCTAGACCCTATAGCAGAAATGTATGTTATAGGTTGTACAGTAGATTATGTAAAAGAGTTAGGTGGTTCTTATTTAAAAGTTATTAACCCAAATGCTACTGCATCGTGTGGATGTGGTGAGAGTTTTGCAGTTTAGGAGAGAAGATGTATTTTAATTCATTTCCAGTAATACCCTATGACAATGAAGGTAATGGTAATTTAAAAGATGTGACTAATCTTTTGAGAAGAGTTGCCATAAGGTCAAAAGTATCCACTAACTCTGCAATGTTTGATACATATGATATCAAAGAGGGTGATTCACCAGAAATTCTTGCTGATAAGTTTTACGATGATCCAGAGTTACATTGGGTTATTTTATTGATGAACAATATTACAGATAGATATCATGGATGGCCTATGACTACCCCACAATTCCAAGCATATGTAAAAGATAAGTATGTAAACCCAAACTCTATACACCATTATGAAATAGCACAAACATCTGGCAAAACAACAGTAAACATAGAGGTAAATGATTTAGATACATATCCTAATGCAACACCTATAACTAACTTTGAATATGAAGAAAAGAAACAAGACACTAAACGTAGTATTAGATTACTCGACCCTAAATTTGTTCCAGACTTTGTAGATGAATTTAAAACAAGAATAAGTGAGTCGGTGATATAATGGCTGGAATTAATTTTGCTGGTGAGTTTAAAGTTGAAGAGGCTAAGTTACATACTGCTAGTGGTAATGTAACTGATATAAGTAAGTTACTTATTACTGTAGATTTGTTTGAGAACATTTTTGAAAAACAAATGTCTGGAAGTATCACAATCAACGATACAAATGCTCTAGACTTAAATCTACCTATTACTGGACATGACTATATTACACTTAAAATCTCTACGCCAGGGCTTGATGGTAAAGGACAGAATATTGACTTTACGAACTCACCACTTATAGTATATAGAATAGGTACTAAACAAGAGATGGGTGGTAAGGCAAATCTTGTAGAAATATCTGTTATAACAAAGGATGCACTAAGAAACCATAGGATGAGAGTATCTAATGCATACACTGGAACATGTTCAGAGATTGCAGAAAAAATATTGAGGAATGAAGTAAGAACAAAAAGAGACCTTTTTATTGAACCATCTATGGGTAATAGAAATGTAATAGTTCCCAATCAAAGACCTTATGAATTTCTACAGAGACTTGCTGCTGAAGCAATATCCGAAGAAGGTAATTCCCCACACTATGTGTTCTATGAAAATACTAAAGGTATACATTTTAGAAGTCTACAGAGTATGTATTCTCAAGATAGCAAACAATCATTTTTTGCTGCTGAGGCCGGTACTCAAAGTAAGGATGATAATGCTAAATCACCTAATATCGAAAAAGAACTAAAAAGAGTTACTAGTTTTGAACAAGGTGCAATTTCTGATACTGTAACTGCTTATAGAAATGGTATGATGGCAAGTACACTACTACAACATGACATATTTCAGAAAAAATATAACAAACAAACATTCAATTACCTTGAGGATTTTAAGAAACACAAGAGAATTAATTTTGATGCAACTTCTAATGATAATCCAATATATCCAGATTCATTGGTTGATGGGGATAATAAAATAAGTGATTTTCCAGAGGCAAGTATTAAACTTACACCCATTTCAGCGAGTCCAAAAGATATAAATATAGATGCATCCTACATTAAAGAGGGTGCTAAATATGGAGAGGGTTTCTTGTACTCTAACGACAGATCTCACGATTCTACTTTAGCAAGACGTTCTAAGATTATAGAACTGAACCAAGGTGCTTCTGTCAATTTACAGATAATTGGACAAAGCCACCTTTCGTGTGGAGATATTGTAGAGTTTGACATGCCTATTCAAGGTAGAAACCATACAGGCGAAGAGATTAATCCATATTACAAAGGTAGATACTTAGTAACTACATTACGACACACTTTTTCAAACATGTCAAATAGTCACTCAATCCTAATGAGACTTGCAAAAGACTCATTTGAATCACCTATAAAAATTGTAGGTGAAGTAGATGATTTTGAGACAGGCACTCAAGGTTTGATTAATAATCAATTTTACACTTAGAAGGGGGGGATTCAATAGTACATTTGTTATGCTTCAATCATAATAGAAAAAGAGGGAAATACTCATGAACGTAAAGACAAGAGCCAATATGAGAAACAGATCCAAATTCTTAAATAGAGACAGAACACTTGAACCACTTTCAGAAGAAGATAAATATCAGCTGAAAACTATTGATAGGGTTAAACATGAAATCATACAAAGAACTACAAGAAGGAGTTTACGATCCCAATATACTTAAAGCATTCTTTTTAGCAGGAGGGCCAGGTAGTGGTAAATCTTATGTTGTAAAAAGAACCACTGGTGGTATGGGTTTAAAGGTTGTAAATTCAGACGAGGTTTTTGAGAAAAAACTCAAAGACGCTGGCCTTTCTCTAAAAATGCCTGATAGAGAAGCAGAACCTAGAGATAAAATTAGAGATAGATCAAAAGAAATCACTAAGAAGAGACAAGATAACTATGTAGAAGGTAGACTAGGACTTGTGATTGACGGAACTGGACACGATTATGATAAAATCTCTGGACAGGCAAGGACACTAGAGACTCTAGGATACGATACATTTATGATATTTGTCAATACATCTCTTGATGTTGCACTACAAAGAAATGCAGAAAGATCAAGAAGTGTACCAACATCTATTGTAACCACTTCATGGAACAATGTACAAAAAAACATAGGTAGGTTTCAAAACTTCTTTAGGGGCAACTTTGTTATTGTAGATAACAATAGTAAAGATGAGGATATTATGGGTCAAGCAATCAAAAGAGTTCGTGCATTAACTAGACAGAAACTAAGAAATACTAGGGGTAAAGCATGGATTGCAAGAGAATTAGAACTTAAGCGCCGATAATATCAAGCGGATAATACATAAATAATTGTATCGTTCATCTATTCGTACAGACGGAAGTAGGCATATCGCTGAAGGAACGCTCAAAACTTTTGGTAACGAAAGGAGTAGAGATATGAATACGATAATTTACCAATTAGAGAAATTAATCAAACAACATAAGATAAACAAGGCACTGTGGATTTTACACTGTAGGTCTAGGGTGATTCGCAACTCTTTCATAAACAACAAAACATCATAAATTCATATTCTCTGTAACGTATAGTCAGCAACGATTACAGAAGGGCCCTTGACTTTTCGATTAATACTTGGTATAATAAGGTATAAATTGAGAAAGAAAGGATTTATTATGAAAACTAAAAAGATTAAATCAAACAAGATGAGTGAGGCTTGTGGGTGGATAGGTATGATACTTATTCATGGTGCGACTGCTCCTACATCAGTATCAGTATTAATGGGTTGGTCAACTGATCTACCACCATTGAACTTTATATTCCTCGTATGGTTAGGATTGTTTCTATTCCTTATAAGAGCAATATATGCTAAGGATACATTGTATATCGTATCAAATGCAATAGGATTCTCATTGAATAGTCTGTTGTTAATGTTGATTGCATTTAACTAGTATGAATAGGGTGATTCGCCCGATTCGCAATAATCCTAAAATCTTTAAAATACACAAGTCTCTGTAACCCTTAGTGAGCAACGATTACAGAAAGGGGGTTGACTTTGCCCAAAAAGTGTTGTATATTTATTAAGTAAGATGAGTTGAAACAAGAGAGAGAGAAATAATTATGAAAACATTTGAAATGCAAGATACTACGGACAAAAAGAACCCTATTAGATATATCAATGCTCATAACGGTGGTATTCAGATGTATGGTACAGAAGTCGGTGAGTTGGTTGCATGGGGTAAGACCCCAGAGATGATTGCATACGCCTTAAAGACAAAGGGTATTGCAGAGAGTGTTAGTGGTGGTTCTTCAATGGATTTTGCAAGTGAAGAAGGTTTTGCAAATGATGAAGATGCAATGACACTTTGGAATGATGCAATTGCCGTGTTTAATTGGGAAGTAAATGGAGTAGCAGGATAATGAGTAAACCAGTTTCAGTTGCCGCACTAAAAAGGAATATCAAGGATAATCCAGAATCAATCAAGAGACTTGCTCGTGTGTTACCACAGATGATGATGATGGAAACAAACGAAAAAGTTTGGGTGATGCTTGAAAAGAGAATGATTATGGTTAGAGATTTAATGAATGAGAAGGGGTTGACACAATAATGAGTATACTGTTTGGACAAGAGTGGAGAGATAAAAAGATGCATATCGAATATGGTGGGCAATACATTATGGATTTTGGTGTTGCAGAGAAAAATATGGCAGTATCGTTGGAAGATGCCTTTTTTCAAATTACAGAGGGTGCATCTGATGAGAAGTATGCTGCTGCAAACTACGTCAAATATCTTTCAGATTGTTTAAAATCTGGTAAACTTCAAGTCAAATGGAATATTAGTTAATTTAGGGAGAATATAATGCAATTTCAAAATAAAATCGAAGATATCAAGTTCAACACAGTTAGTGTGTATGGTGAAGAAATGTTAGTTTCTGCGCCAATCGTGATGGCATCTGCCGCTGGTTGGTATGTCGGTAAGGTCTGTAAGACTGATCTTTTTAATGATGGGTCACAATTTATTGTTGAACCATTTGATAGGTTCACAGACTACTTTGCAACGCCTGAAGAGGCAAATGTTGTCCTTACAACGCCCGAAGAAAATGGTGGTTTTGGAATTACGGGCATGCCCGTATAGAAGGTCGGCCCCCCCACACAAACGTGGCCTAAGAAGCAGAGTAAGACTCGTTCAAAAGGGGGGTAAACACAAGAGGAGAGTGGATTGGTAAAGCTTTGGTGCTTTCGAGATGAAAAATGGGTGATATCCACCACTAAATACAAACATTTTTCATTTTTTACTTGACAACAGCCCTCCTATGTGTTAATATTAATCTTAATTGAGAGGATAAGTATGTGACAAAAATTGATGCACTGTTAGAAAACTATGAAAAGAGCAAGCTTGAAAGAGTGAGCGTCATCCATGACAATACAGTAGTTGCTTTTGTTTATGTTGATAAAGAAAAGACTGATGAAGATAAATTAGAAGAAGCATTTATGTTGACAAATAATATTGATTGTGGTTGGTGGGAAAACACTAACGTAGAAAAAATGTTTGATGGTAAAGCTTGTAGAAGCACTATGGTTGGAGATATGGTTCTTATCGGTACAACTAAATACAAGTGTGATAATGCTGGATGGAGTAAAATATGATATATAAAACAATAGTAATATCTTTATTGATGATTATTATCGCTACTGTGGGTGGTGCTTTCATCACCATAGAGAAAGCAGTAGTAGATATGAAAGCGACACAAGACGCTATCTACAATGAGATAAGTGAATTAAACAACGAGATTAATGACATGAGAAGTTTTGATGAGTTGTCAAAGGCAATTATAGATACTCTAAAAGCAAAATGAACCTAAGTGATTTTTGTCGATGTTACACAAATGCAGCAGACCATGAACTAGTCAAGGAAATGCTACATTGGTTTCGTGAAGATACGGAATCTAAAACTGTAACTGCTAATAGAGATACTAGAAAAGATTTGCAGAAGTGGGTGCCAGTGGGTACTCATCTGTACAATAAGATAGAACAAGTCAAGAGGAGTACTCTAGACATGTACCTAGATGAGTTTCCTTATGTGTATAAGGGAGCAAAGAAACTAATATCAGAAGAAACAAAAATACAAAAAACTGCCACACAAGGTGGTGGTTTTCATAATTTCCATTCGGAAATATCTCACTATAAAAACATTCGCAGAGTATTAACTTGGACAATATATCTAAACGATATTGATGAGGGTGAGGGTGAGACACAATTTTTATTAGAGGATATCAAGATACAGCCCAAAAGGGGAATGATGGCAATCTTTCCAGCAGCCTTTCCATGGCAACATCGTGGCAATCCAGTGTATAAACATTCTAAATACATATCAACAGGCTGGTGGTTATTCCCAGAGGAAGGAAAGATGGACTAATGAATTTATTCCCTAAAAATAGAAACTTTGATGGTAAAGATTTATCTAATCAAGTATTTGTGTCAAAACCCAATCAGCAAGGGCAGGACTTTGATAAATGTTCTTTTGTGGGTGCTAACCTATCTGGTAGCACATTTAAGAATATATACATGAGGGGTTGCGACTTTACAGGCGCAAACATGGTTGGTGTTACAATGCATGATTGTAATTTACGAGAGAGTAGGCTTGTAAATGCAATTCTTAGAGATGCCGTACTTACAGACAATATGATGGTTAGATGTGACTTTACAGGCGTTGAGGGTCACAGAGTTGATTTTACCGACACAGATTTAAGAATGTCTAACTTTCGTAACGCTAGATTTCCACATGCAGATTTTACAAATTGTTGGTTGAAGGGTGTAGCGATGCGAGGAACACATCTAGAACATGCGAAAATACATGATTGGATGATCAATTACACTTATCAATATAAGATAATGGAGCCCGATACTATTTGTTATGCATGGAAACTTACACAACAAGATGGTTATGGTATATATCATCCAAAGATAAAATATTATGTGGGTTTGGAAGCAGATGCAGAACAACAAGAAACTGGATTCAAAGAACTTAAAACAGAAGCAGATGGTCGTGGTGGAAGTATGAACACTGGTATCGCTGTTGCACCTATTGATTGGGTATTAAAAGAATGGAATATGTTGGGTGCTAATCCTTTTTGGAAACTATTTCTTGTTTCTTTTAAAGCAGGCGATGTAATAAATGCAGAAGGTATTGCAAAGTTTAATGTTAAAAAGATGAAAGTTGAAAAAGAATATCCTATTGCAAAATTTTATGAGGAGATGAAAGATTGATATACAGTAAACAAGGTTTATTAAGGTATGAAGAAGATTTGCCAGAACTTCTAAAAGATAAAGATAAATTACCGATGTCACAACACAATAGACAAGCAGGGGATGGACTAAGAAAATTTAACAATCTAAACCTAACCAAAAGAGATTATCGTGGGATGTTTTTTGATGGATTGGTGTTTGATGACACAGACTTTGCATATAGTGATTTTACAGGCGCAACATTCTTCAAATGTGGTTTACGGAGTGTGAACTTTCATAGGTCAGTATTGGAAGGTGTATCATTTATCAATTGTGTTGCAAGAGAAGCAAACATGACACAATGTTTTGGTAATGGTTCTAAGTTTGTGGCGTGTAATATGGTGAATATGAACATGCAAGGTTCATGGTTTAAGTATGCACACTTTGAAGGAAGTGATTTACGAAAAGCAAATCTTAGGGGTGCAAAGTTTTCAAATACCACATGGAAGTCTAATAAATTAAGAGGTATGAACACAAGAGACACACAATTCACACATGCTGGTGGAGACTTACCACATTTCTTTTGGAATGAGGTAGGTAGTAATGAAGTTCTTGATCCAGAGTCAGTGGGTTATGCTTACAAACTCGCAGCCGCTAATGGTAAGGGCATTTATCATCCCAAGATTACATATGCAGAGGGTAAAGAGTTTGATGCAGAGATACAAGATGATTCAGATGTGAGAATCCCAATCGATCCAAAATACAATTCAGGCATTGCACTAGCACCACTCAATTGGGTATTGAGAGAATGGAATTTACTTGGTGCATATCCAGATTACCAGCTGTTTCTGGTGTCCTACAAATACAAAGATGTCATACAAACTCATGTACACAATCGTATTATATGTCGTGCAGAGGGTAATTCAAAGTTCAATGTCAGAAAGATGAAATGTCTCAAAAAAATTGACATGAAAGAGTTCTATGATTTGTTGAATGAGGATATTGATTATCACACTGGTGGAACAGCCGCATTTCATCAAGGAAAAGATATCGGGCAATGATAACCACCACCAAAGATAACACAAAATGTATTTTTGCACATGGTGGTATGAGTATATCCACAAATGGATACACGAAACCGTGTTGTCAAATAAAAAAAGGTGAAGGTGAAAAACCACATTGGAGTGAAGATCACAATGAATCTCAATGGTGGACATCACTAAGAGACAACTTAGACAATGGTATAAAAGACTCAAGGTGTGTAAAGTGCTGGGATTTAGAAGCATCTGGTATACAAAGTATGAGACTTTGTGGTAATGAATTTCAAGAAGAGGATAAAGTAAACATACACCCTTGGTCGTATGTAGACTTAAAACTTGGTAGTAAATGTAACTTGATGTGTTCAATGTGTAAATCTCCATCTAGTTCACTAATTGCAAAAGAAATGTACGATAATATGGACGAACAATGGCCAGGAGAATTAGAGGAAGGATTGTTTCCATCACACCATGAGGAGTTTAAAAAACAGACACGGAAGTATTATGAGTTGGGTGGTTTTACAGAGAAGAAACAGTGGTATGAAGACCCTGCTTTTTATGATAAGTTAAAGTCAAATGCAGAACACATAAGAACACTAAAATTTACTGGTGGAGAACCTACTGTAATACCACAAGTCCATGAGGTCATGGATTGGATGGTTAAGTCTGGACATGCTAAACACATTCACATACGAATTACTACAAATGGAACAAACAAAAGTCTAAAACTATGGGAAGATATGTTAAACTTTCGTTCATCACAAATACGAATGAGTGTAGATGGCACTGGTGCTAACTATAATTATATAAGGTATCCACATTCGTGGGAAAAGTGGCAACAAAATATAAAACTACTACAACTGTATAAAGGTGAAATAAAATTAAACTACCAATTTACAATGAGTGCATTTAATCTGTTTAACATCGTAGAGATGTCAAAATGGTTTCACGAAGTTGGTGGTTGCAAAAGTTATAGAGGGGGATATTCATTACACCCAGTGTTTTGGCCTAGACACCACAACGTAAGATATCTACCAGATGATGTATTAGAAAAGGCATTAGTATATTTAAAAGAAGGACAAAAGAAGTATCCTAAGATGACTACAACTGCAATTAACTTCATCGAATCTAGACCATATATATCTATAGAAGAGAAGAATGAAGTAATGCAAAAGTTAAAACAAGACACATTAATAAAAGATAAATTAAGAGTAAAACGACCTAACTATGATTCAATAGATACGTTTGGTTTGAGGAGAATATTTGATGATATACAATCTTGAGGGTGTAAAGATATATGATGAGACACTAGTAGAACTTCTAGACGGTGGTAAGGGCGTTGATGCAGATATCTTGACAGGCAGAGACAATCCAGACTTCTTGAACTTAGATTTTGACAATCTTGTTATGCATGATAAGGTAATCAAGGATGTGTATTTTGACAACTGTAGTTTTAGGGATGCAGACCTATCAGGCTGTATATTTGAGTTTGGACATCTAAGAGATGCAGACTTTACAGGCGCTAAACTAAAGGGAACACAATTTATCAACTGTAATATGAGACATGCAAATATGAGTCATGTAAACATGAGTGGTGGTGTAATCAAAGATTGTATGATGCGAAGTGTAAACTTCTATGGTGCCAGACTACAGTATGTAGATTTTAGTGGTTCAGATTGTAGAAAATCAGACTTTCGTGACATAAATGGGCGTGGAACTGTATGGACAGGCGCTAGATTTACTAATTGTGATTGGCGTTCAGCACTATTACACAAGACGACTGGCATACCAAGATTCATGAGAAGTCAGAAGGAGGCATACGATCAGATGCCACCAGACTATAAGTGTATTAGTTGGAAACTATTGGGTGAAGGAAAGCGTGGTATCTATCGCCCACATATGGTATATGAAGTGGGTAAGATATATGATGCTACAAGAGGTGGTGCTTCACCTATTGATGCAACAAAGAATCCAGGCATAGCACTTGCACCATTGACATGGGTGTTGAAAGAGTGGATGGCACTTGGGGCAAAACCTAATTGGCATCTATTTATGGTAGAGTTTAATGCTGGTGATGTTGTATCAGACAGTAATTCTAAGTTCACTGTTACTAAGTTGAAAGTACTGAAAGAAGTTGACTTGAACAAGTACATTAATATAATTGACGATGGTAACACAGAAACACTACAAGTGAGGGATGAATGACGCCAGAAGAAAAAAATGAAACTGGTGCAAAAGATTGTATAGTAAACTGTACTTTTGATCCACCATTCAATATGGAGATGGTGCCGTATGATACTAAACTAGCGATGGGGTGGTTATGATATATAAATGGGCGGCACCAATAGCAATAGCACTAACACTTATACTATGCACATATAATTTATGGTTAGTTTTTAGAGGATTAAGTTTATGAACGTAGAAATAATAGATATGATGGGAACAGACCTATCAGTAGTAAATGCAGCTCGTGTATCTTTCGCAAAAGAGAGTACAGAGTTTTCTAAAGGAGATGAGAAACTCATCAATTTTCTTGCAAAACACAATCACTGGAGTCCTTTTGGACATGCATCAATGCAATTCAGAATTAAGGCACCAATCTTTGTTGCAAGACAACTTGTGAAACACCAAGTCGGTTTGGTGTGGAACGAAGTCAGTAGACGTTATGTAGATGATGAACCAGAGTTTTACATTCCTAATGAATGGAGACTTAAAGCAGATGACAAAAAACAAGGTTCATCAGATGAAACTATAGAATACAATATTGATGGTGCTGTCCAATTTGTGACACAAACATACAACAATCTATTGAAAGCAAATGTTGCACCAGAGATGGCAAGAATGATATTACCACAGAATTTATACACGGAGTGGTATTGGAGTGGTACACTTATGGCATTTGCCCGTGTATGTAATCTAAGATGTAAACCAGATACACAGAGGGAAACACAACAAATTGCACAGATGATTGACGATGCTGCAAAAGAACTTTTTCCTATTAGTTGGACGGCGCTTCGTGATTGATGCTAACAAAAAAAACACGCTGTGTGTTTATGCACATGGTGGGATATGTATGTCTACAGATGGACTGAATAAACCTTGTTGTACTATATTCATGAGAAGTCAGAAGGAGGCAGGAACTTCACCCATTCGGAATGTGACGTTTGGCGATCCACCAATGTGGAATGAAAATCATGGGGAAACAGATTGGTGGAAATCACTAAGAGACAACTTAGACAATGGTATAAAAGACCCAAGGTGTGATAAATGTTGGGATCAAGAAGCAGCTGGTATACAAAGTATGAGACTAGGTTCTAATGAAAGATTAGAGAATGACCTTGTAACTGAACATGAATGGTCGTATGTAGACTTAAAACTTGGTAGTAAGTGTAATCTAATGTGCAATATGTGTGAAGCTGCATCTAGTTCTCTTATTGCAAAAGAAAAGTGGAACAATTATAAAGAGGGATGGTGGCATAAAGCAGGAAACCGTAAAGAGAAAAAAGAGAAAATATGGGCAGACTATAAAAAAGCAGGGTTTACAGATGAATTACAATGGTGGCAAAACCCTGCTTTTTATGATAAGTTAAAGTCAAATGCAGAACACATAAGAACATTAAAGTTTACTGGTGGTGAACCAACATTGATTCCACAAGTACATGAGGTGATGGACTACATGTTAGAAACTGGACATTCAGCTCATATAGAACTTTCACTAACTACAAACGGCACATACAAAGGCACAGACATCTACGAAAAAATGTGTCAGTTTAAAAGTGCCAAGATTAATTTATCGGTGGATGGAACTGATGCCAATTATAATTATATAAGATATCCACACACTTGGGAACAATGGACAAGAAACACTAAACAATTGTTGTTGTTTGCTTCAGACATAGCCATATCATATCAATTTACTGTAAGTGTGTTTAATTTGTTTAATATAAGAGAGTTTGAAAAGTGGGCCCGTGAAGAGGGTAGAAAAGATTTAATAAATTTACACTCAAACTTTGTGTATAGACCCAAATGTCAAAACGTAAGATTTCTACCAGATGATACAATACAACGGGCAGTAGACTATCTAGAGGGTGGTGATAAAATATCAAAGGATGCTATTAAACACATAACGAATGGGGAAACTGGTATGCCAAAAGAAGTGCAATGGGCTCAACTCAAAGATGATACAGAACTTAAAGACAGACTTAGACCAAAACGCCCTAATTGGGATAGCATAGATAATAATATGTTACGATTAAAGGATTTATTTCATGGAAGATAGAGAACCAAAACGATACTACGATTGGATGCTCTGGATGATGAGAAAAGAGGACAGAGAACAATGGTATAGTAGAGCAAAGAATAGACTTATCAAATATGGACAACCAGACGCCCACGAAATTCTGGAGGAAAGATTTAGTGGTGATATAGAGAAAAGTATCAGACAAAACCTACCATTGTATAGGTCACTAAGTGGAAGAGGACTTGCAGAAGAGATAGCATCAACTAATCCAGAGTTAGTCATTGACCTTGGTTGTGGTGCTAATCCATTCAAGGGTATCATACCGAATCTTATTGGTATGGACTTGGTAAAATTCCCCACATCAGACCTAGTTAGACCAATACAAGATGCAGTGGACATATTTAAACCCAATATTGCTGATTGGGTATTAATCCTTGGGCCTTGGGGGCCAACAGATGAGGATACACACAGATCAATAATTGCACAAGGGGTACATCTACTAAAACCATCAGGCACAATTGTAGCACATGGTGACATAACATGGACAGAAGAACGTATCACTAGGTTGGGGAAAGAGTTTGCACTAAAAACTACAATTGATGGTGTCGGCACTACGGATATGAGGAAGATGACTCGCAAACATTATAATATACAGAGAAAGGCTCTACAATACAGAGCAAAAGTAAGAGGTATACACGAAGAGGATAATCCACAAAGAGTTGTGTGGCGATGGACATATGAATTTTAGAATAACCACCCAAAGCAATAGACCACAACACTTCTTTACAATTCACTGGAATGTGGGTAAGAGATGTAATTACGATTGTGCTTATTGCCCAGACAATCTACATGACTATACATCAAAACATCGTAGTCTAGAAAGTTTCCAAGAAATCTTTAGAAAGATTGAACCAGAGATACCAAGTAATCTGGATATCAAGATATGGTTTACTGGTGGTGAACCAACAATCAATCCAAACTTTCTGCCGTTTGTCAAGTGGTTGAAAACAGAATACCCAGACAGAGCAAGAAATCTGGGGTTGAACAGTAATGGTTCTAGACTACCAAAGTATTATAAAGAGTTGTCGGAGTGGGTAGAGAAGATACAGTTTAGTTCACATTTTGGGTTTCTAAAGTTAGACAAATTTAAGGATGTCCTATCTGCATTACCATTAAAGAAGTTTAGTGTCAATCTTATGGCAGAGCCCGAGTATTGGGATACAGTACAGAACATTGTAGAATTTTGTGAAAAAGGACAGATAAACCACCACATAAAGAGAATACGAACCAAGAGCACATGGGATTCAGACAATCGTAAGTACGACCCATTCTATACACCAGAGCAGATACAGTGGTTAGAGGAACGAGAACATGCTCAATCATATGATGAGATTGGTGAGAGATTTGACCAACCAGACATGCTTGCCTACTATAATGAGGTAGACGAACCGAAGGAAGAGTGGGCAAACAATATGATTACACGACAAGAGGACGATTTCAACGGTTGGCTGTGTGGTATAGGGTTAGAAGGGTGTCAGATAGATCAATATGGTAACATACAACGAGGAGTATGTAAGATAGGTGGTTCTTATGCAAATATAGAGGATAAGAAGATTACGCTGCCCAGGAATTTCGTGACATGCACAAAGATACGCTGTTCATGTGTAGCAGATAACAAATGTACACGATATAAGGACGATAAGACACGAAAACAGATGCAACCAGAGGTTATGTACCATATACAGAAACAACTGTCCGAATCAAAGCGAATCGGTAAGCGTAAAGTGTCCATATTGGATAAATATAACTACTAAAAAACGCTGTATTATCAACGATTTAAAATAACACTTGACATTGCCCTAAAAGCCTGATACATTGTATAAGTAAGATGAGTTGAAACAAAGAGAGAGAAAAACAAATGGCGTATGTATCACAAAACGACAAAAAAGAACTTTCAGTCGGTATAAAAAAGGTTCTAAACAAGTATAATATGAAGGCATCTATTGCAGTCAGACACCACTCAACTATTGTTGTAAATATAAAGTCTGGGCCGATGACGTTCAAACATTCACATGGTGACGATTATAGTCAAGTAAATGTGTATCACATTGACTCACATTATGAAGGTATTCAGAAGAACTTTCTAAATGAGTTGCTTTTGCAAATGAAAGGTGTTAAGTATTTCAATAACGATGATGCAATGGTTGACTACTTTCATAGGTCGCATTATTGTGATATCAATATTGGACAATGGAATAAACCTTATACTGTAACTGCAATGAAAGAGGTCGCATAATGACACAGATTAAAAAACAATTCGATGATGTAATGGACGGTATCAACAATATGTTAGATGCTGCTGCACATGACTATAAGAGTATGGATTTCTCACATAGAACTTCTGATGAATTTCGTGATGGGTTCATGATTAAAGTAGGACAAAAATATATTAAGATTGGTCGTGTATCCGACCACACATCAGGCCGAATGGGTCAAGTATGGGGATTTGTAGTCAATACGACTCAAGATTCAAAATTTAAAAAGGGTGACTTACTTAAAGCTGCAGGATTTAATGCTCCTGCTCGTAATGCCGCTCGTGGTAATGTTCTAGAAGGGGGTTTCGGTATACGCTGGACTGGCCCGCTTTATCTTTAATCAGCGAATAAGGAAAACTACATGAAAAAAACTATGTTCAAGACTACCGTATTTATCAATACAGATCGTACTTTTATCGAAGGACTGTTACATCAGATAGGGTTTGTGACGAAGGAGTCTAAGATACCACATATGATGAAACGCCAAGCGTTACGACAGTGTGTGTCCTATACTGCTCCAACAGAGAAAGAATCTGTTGATAAGGCATTAGAGGCATTTGCCAATAAGGGTAAAAAGGCCGCTGATCTCTTTCATATGGAAACAATACAAATATGATTGGGTGGATGTTCGGCGCATATGTCGTGGGGTCAGTCGTGACTTATTATTTGTTTAGCAGAACTGCTATTGAAACAACAATTGATAAGTTAATACATGATGGATTCTTACGCTGTAAGGTAAGTAAGGATGGTGTTGTTGAAATCTTGAAGTGGAATGAGAAATGAGAAGATTAAAAAATCATGATGTCCTTGGAATGGATAGTCCAGATTGGACACTCGCTCTTCTGGACGAGAATCTAGCGGCAACTCGTCAAAATAATGTAAGTCAACAAATAGATATGTGTAGCACAGAATGGTCTACACAGTATTGGAATCGTGTGCTAGAAGCACTCATCGTAAAATATGGGAATCGAGTCAATGTTACAATTAATTAAATGGGGAGTATATGCTACTGCATTTTACATATTCGTATGGATGGGATACACTGCCATGCTAATTAGCATCGCATAAACAGTCGAAATGAACATACTTATCACTGGACATAAGGGTTTCATCGGAACGGCACTCACGGATGCGCTGAGAGACGACCATGTACTCTCTGGACTAGATATACACAGACCTACACCTAATCAAGTTACCGACCATCAATGTATTACGAGAGCAGAATTGCCAAGCAATATAGACATGGTGATTCATCTTGCTGGTATAGGAGGTGTAAGAGAGTCAATGAATCGACCTGCTGACTATTGGAAAACAAACGTCATAGGAACACAACGTATATTAGAACATTATAAGAACATAAGATGCTTAGTTGCATCAAGCAGCACAGCGTATGAACCTGCTTTAAATCCATATGCTGGGAGTAAGTATGTAGCAGAATCAATACCACATAAGAACGTAGTATTCATGAGGTTTCACACCGTATATAGTAGCACGCCTAGAAAGGGTATGCTATTTGATAAATTAATAAACAATGAACTAACATATACAACAAATCACAGAAGAGACTTCATACATGTAAACGATATATGCAGTGCTATAAAGAAACTCATAAAACATCACCATATCAAGGGAGTAGTAGACATAGGTACAGGCACTAACATATCAATACAAGATATACGCCCAGACCTACCATGCCATACAATAGAAGAGTACCCAGAGATGGCATATGAGAGACATACGACCCTTGCTGACATCAGTATCATGAAGAGTATAGGTTGGAGACCCACTATAAGAGTAGAAGATTTCATGAGAGAGAATAGACTAAAACCCGTGTTAGCGGAAACGAATGGGTAATCATGGGATATTATGGGATAATCGGACACTTTAATTAAATGGCGAAATAAACATACATCCTTTGTGTTTAAAGTCTGTCAGAGACCGAATTTTCACAGAGAGCTCCCAGAAATAATACAGAAATAATTAAAAAAAGACTTGACAAGCGCTCCATATGTGTGTATAATAGTACTTGTATGCCATTCAGAATAACTATAGTGCTTACTTAGATAAGGCTAAGAGATGCATACAACAGAGAGATTGATGGGAGATATGCTGGGAGAAGCTTAAATAGTACTTGACATTAGCCGCTAAGTGTGGTACTATTAATAGAATCAGAAGAGAGTGTTCATTAAGGTGGGTTGGTTGACAGATAGCAGCTCTGCTAGAAAGTTCCATAGTATGGTGTCATGATGTGTTGGGCGCTCTCTTCTGTTATCACACTGTGTCCTCTCAGCTAGCATAGGGGGGGGTTAATACTGTAGTGGCCTCAGGCAATCTATAAATGCAATAGTAGGTACTTAAAGAATTTACTTGACATTTGCTCGTATGTGTGGTATTATGATTCTATAATACAATGAGAAAGGGGTTTGAAATGGCAGTTCATGTTTTCGGTATGACAGACGACCAAGTACAGAGAGTTTCTCGTGTTTGGAATGTTGACTTTGTTCACAGATGGCACGATCATCGTAGTCATGGTGATGTTGATTGGGATACTGACACTTTGATATTTGCTGATAGAACTTCTGTCGATAGAGTATCTGAGTGGACTTGGCAGGATCACGAACTTTATTAAAAAAAGTTATAAAAACATCTTGACATTTGCTCGTATGTGTGGTATTATGATTCTATAATACAATTGAAAGGTTTATATGATGAGATTAAAAGGTGCGACTACTATTCTAAAGGGAGAGATGGATTTTCTGGGATTAACTTGGAAAGAACTGGAAGTGTTTATTGAACGTAATCCCTATGCAGTTAACGACAAAGTAATTGAAGCGTTTGTAACATATCGTTCTGCATATGCAAAGGAGTCCTTGGTATGATAGACATTACAAAGTATACGCCAGTCTATACTAAGGATTGGTATGTCAAATGGGTATCCTCTGTGTTCTTAATCATTGCACAAGCGTTAACATCTGTGGGTGGTTTAGAACCATTCAATCTTATGTTCTTCTGGTGTGGTCTGGTAGGATGGTTGTTAGTTGGATATTGGTGGCATGATCGTGCATTGATATTCATTAATGCTGTAGGACTATTCATTAATACAAGTGGTATTATGAAATGGTATTGGGGAGCATAACATGAAGATATGGTTATGTGTGTTTGCCTTTGTGGCAATACAGTGGATTACAATATGGATGATAATGGAGATTTAATATGAGTGGTATGCATTTACTTCCAGCGTATTGGAATACAAACAATCACAAGAAGCGTAAGAACCGTAAGGTTACAGCGAAGATGGTTGCTGCTATTGCAGAACATGAGAAGTATCTCAAACGTATGGGATACGACCCTAGTCACAAAGCAAAGGCCCCACCCCCTAAAACTGAGCGTGTTTCAGTTGCACTACCCCAAAAAGATATATCCGAATATGATTGGAGTCCTTGTCTAAGGGGTCAGAAGTATACATTAACTAAATCTTATAACATAGGACAGGCGTACAATAAGGGTGGTCTGGTTGTTCTATCAGAGAAGGAAGCAAACGATGACAGCACTGGAAAAAGACGCTAATACATTTGATGTGATATCAGCAGCGGTCAAACCTCAAAAACGGTTTGAGAAGTATTATCGGAAAGGTTTCGGAACAGAGAACGTAGGGCCGTTTCTTGCGAGTATGATTCGTATGGTACGTCCTCAGCGAATACTGGAAGTGGGTGTTGGATATACGACTCCGTTTATTGCCGAGGCGATAGAACAGAACTACCAAATAGACTTTGATGATAATCATGATATGGAGTACTATAAGAAACCTTATGATCCTCGTTATGTGATTATAGATGATATGTCGCTCGGTCGGGTCGAAGTGCCTCAGAAACACTGGATAGAATTAATTGACGGTAAGTTCCAAGGTATGCGAGAATGGATAGAACCGAAGTATGGTAAGTTTGATTTCGTATGGTTTGATTGTGGTGGGCCAGAAGAGTATGAACAGTTTATGAAAGAGTATTGGGATTTATGTTCTGAATATTGTTTCTTTCACTTTACTTACTTTAGAGGACAACCAAATAAGAACATGGATGCAATACTAAATAATGCGAGCGGAAGTGCATACCGTATGGATATTGTAGAACCTAACAAGTTCCGCCAAGGAAGTATAACAATGTTAAGGAAGATGTGATGTTTGAACCTCATCAAGATAAAAAGTATCTGGTACTGACTATGTTAGTTATATCAATACTCATATGTATGAAAGTTGCCGGTGTTTAGTTTCTTTTTAAAATTCTATTTAATTTGTGGTCTTATCTATACTACTGTAATATATAATGATGACATGCGAACCCAAAGAACTATGATGAGAGGACGGCCTAGTGAAGAATGGATGAGAGTTGGCGAATGAAGAAACCTTACCTTACAAATCCTAACATGTTAGTTCCTTATTATTTAATGTTATCATATTGTTATTACAAAGAAAACGAAAGTCTAATAGACGATACAGAATATGATGACATATGTAAACAACTCATAGAGAAGTGGGATACATTAGAACACTGGCACAAACCATTACTTGATTTAGAATCACTTAAAGCAGGAACTGGATACGATATTAAATATCCCCAAAGAGTTGTACAAGCTTCTTTATCACTTTTAAAAGAATCTCAATTAAGACCTACGGAAATGGATTGATGAACAAGTTGTGGAGACATTGGTGTAAGGCAATGGGTAGTCGTGCATATGATAATGACAAGAAGGATGATCACATTCATCTACTCATGAGAACACCTTGGTTTATATTACACATTGTAACTTGTCTTATGATTATCACAGGCAATGGTAGATTGTTAGGATGGTGGTAAATGTATAGCGGAAAACCTTTAAAGGTTCATATAGAATTATCTAACAAGTGTAATGCCATGTGTCCACAGTGTGGTAGAAACACTTCTGCTAATGGTGAATTAAGATTACAGGCTGGTATGCAAACTACAGAACTTAGACTTGAAGATATAGAAAGAATCTTTGATGATGAGTTCTGGAATACACACCAAATATCAAATGTAAGATTTGTCGGAAACTATTCTGACCCTATCGCAACTAAAGATTTACATGAGATTGTAGAGTTCTTCATATTTAATAATCCAAAGATAATACTTAATGTTACTACTAACGGAAGTTTAAAGACAGAAGAATGGTGGTATCATTTCGGAAGTATGTTTAATAACAAAAATCGTAGAGTTGTGTTTGCACTAGATGGTACAGATAATATTACACATGCATTGTATAGACATAGAACAAACTACGATAAGATTATACGAAATGCAAAATCATTTATATCTGCTGGTGGTAATGCAGAATGGTCTTTCCTAGTGTTCAAACATAATGAACATCAACTAGAAGAAGCAAAGAGATTATCGGAAGAGTATGGATTCAAAAAATTTATTTCTGTGTATACCACAAGATTTCACAATGGTAAAGGATACAAAAAATATAAGTTAGATGGGGTGGATCATAAATTAGAAGAGACAACAACAAAGGAGATGCCAAACCTTTCTACAATACCTTGGCCGCCAGAGAACCTAGACATATCGTGTAAAGCTTTACAAGATGATTATGAAGAGATATTTGTAAACTACACTGGTGAGATAGTTCCTTGTTGTTGGGTTGGTGCTTCAATACACAGATGGAGAACCAAAGATACTTATTTCAAACCATCGTATCCAGTTGAGGAAGATGGACTTATAGGTGAGATACTAAAAGATGATTCACATGATGCAATAAAATATGGTGCAACAAAAGTCATGACTAATCAGTGGTTTACTAAACTAAAAGAATCTTGGGTTGACAAACCATGTAGAGTATGTTATCGTGTCTGTAATAAAAAAATAAATTTACTAAAAGAGAAGAGGACGGAAGAATGGGCTTAACGGATATATTAAAAAGTTCTAGTAGTATGTTCGATGCAAGTGTTCGTGTACCTCTTGTGCATCTTAATGTTTTAGACAAGGTAGAGAATACACATATACAAGAAGCCGTTCGTAAACATGCAACGGATGATAAACATTTATCAAATGTAAAAGCAACTATGACAAGTTGGTATCTACACGAACAAGATGATTGTGTTAAAGGACTTACAAACCTCGTTATGATAGAGTGCGAGAAGATGTCTGGTAAGTTTGAATTACATAATAGTGAGTGTTGGGGAAATGTTCAAAGATGGTCAGAAGAAGTTGTTGAACATACACATTGGCCATTTTTATGGTCTTGGTGTTACTATAGTAAAGTAGATAAGACTTCACCACCACTTGTCTTTCCAGAAGTCAAACAAGTTTTTGAACCAGAGATAGGTGACTTGATTATCTTTCCAAGTAATATAAAACATTCTGTTCCTAAGAGTGAATCAGAGAATGAAAGAATAGTTGTTGCTGGTAACATTAGTTTTAAGTTTACAAAACCAGAAAGTACTATTCCAAATGGATATCAAGACTCTATGTTATATGATGACGATCCTAAATCCATAGGTTGTTGACTGTTTCCATTTAGACAACAGTGTTGTTCGATTTAGAATCAGTCGTTCCAGTATAAATATAAGTGTAATCAAAAAGATTATAATTCACACATTAGGGAGGACCACAATGAGTGCTATCAGCACAGCCGTATGGCAAGAAACATGTAAAGTATGTGACGCTATTTACAAATCAGTTCACAACACAATAGTTCAAATGCAAAGAAATAGACAGCTATCTGCAAACAGACAAATTATGTATCACTTGGACATTCAATTTATAAGAGATCAAGATTTACCCTTTCATCTCGATCAAATGAATGATTTCACAAATAAAGAGTATGACGCTAAACTAATAAAGTAGTTTCTTATAAATAGTTCTGAACTCTTTTGGTGAGAGATGAGAGGACTATATATGCCTATAGCAGAAATACTTGCTGGGATCTCCTTGGTTAAGGCCAGTGTAGATTTCATCAAATCAAATTTAGACACTTGTAAAGATATTAGTGAAATCGGTGGAGCCATAGATGGGCTTCTACGAGGTAACGATGAAGTCAATAGAACAAACTCTAAAAAAGGATTGGGTGTTAGAGAACAGTTTGACACTACACATATTGCAAGAGAAGCAATTGACGCCAGACTAGCTGCCGAACAACTGCAAGAAATATCTCAAATGATTAACTTACGTTTCGGCCCAAATACTTGGCGAGAGATTATGGAAGAACGAGCAAGACGAATCCAAGAACATAAAGAACTACAAAGACAAGAGAGAATAAAAAAAGCAAAAGAACATAAAGAGTTTATAGATGCTTTAAAAATGATTGGTATGGTAGCACTTTCTATTATTGTGATTATCGGTATATTTGTTGGTTCAATTTACTATTCAAGATTGGGATAATGACACACGCTTTTTTATTGATACTATATTTGGGGGGTAAGATAATTAGTCAAGATATGCACTTCTATAGTATAGACAACTGCAAGTATTATGCAGAAAGATTAAACAGACAACCAGCAGTTCCTAATAGAAGAGCTGGTGAAGATCAACCTAAGAGTCAAAAGTATATAGCAGTATGTGAACCTCGTAAGGTAGACCCACAGAAAGTTTCAATATACAAATGATTAAGTACATTGCATTACTATTACTTATACCCACACTTGCAATTGCTGGTGCAAAAACTATTGGTAGTAAAAAGGATTATACTCGTCAGCAGAAGATTCAAAGGGGTGATATAGTTCTACCAAAGATGGTTACTTGCAGACTCATGAAACGAGTAAAGACTAAATCTGGTGACGAAGTTTGTATATATCAAGGACAAAATAAAACCTATGAAATGGCTATCGAAAATAAATGTCCACGACAATATAAATGTAAGTATAATCCATTTGGTTCAGAACCTAACATTGGAAGTGTCATAGATAGTCTTAATGAAGCAGTAAAATAACATGGGAATATTTCAACACGAAGATATGGAAATAGATTTAACAACTACAACCAAAAGCAGACTATACAAAAATAATCTATTACTTTTTATTGGTGATGGTTACAAAGCAATATCTATGATGATAAATTATAGTGAAGATAAAGAACCAGTAAAACAAAAGTTTCACGCTCAATTAACTATGAGAGAAAAACCTAGATTCAAATCCAAAGAACAAGATGATAATCCTTTATAAATAATAATATAATAGGAGTCAGCATGTCAAATAATTTCATGGGCCTAGATGGATTCGTCTGGTTTACTGGTGTCGTTGAAGATAGACACGACCCAGCTTTACTAGGAAGAGTCCGTGTAAGATGCTTAGGGTTTCACACAGAAGATAAAGTGAAAATCCCTACAGCGTCATTACCTTGGGCTCACATAATGTTACCGATAACAACGCCATCTATGAATGGTAAGGGTGTGAGTATACCTTTCATGGTTGAGGGTACATGGGTTATTGGTTTCTTTAGAGATGCTGAATTAAAACAACAACCAGTAATTATTGGAACACTACCAGGCTATCCACAAACAACAGCGGATAAAACAAAAGGTTTCAATGATCCAAATGGTCACTATCCTTTATCAACCCACTTAAATGAAAGTGATGTCAACCGTTTAGCGAAGGGTGGAGCCGATGACAAACCACATGAAATTATCCAACTTAAAGAATCCAAAAGAGATAAGCAAGTTGCCGTTGCAAGTGGAGAACCTTGGGATGAACCAGTTGGGTCACATTCAGCATCCAAGTATCCTTACAACCATGTATTTGAATCAGAGACTGGCCATATCAAAGAATACGATGACACATCGAGCAATGAGAGAATACACGAATACCATAGAACTGGAACATTCTATGAAATGCGACCAGACGGTTCAAAAATCACAAGGGTGGTGGGTAACAATTATGAAGTCATTCATGCAAATGATTTCGTCCATGTTAAGGGGTCGGCGAACCTAACAGTAGACGATACATTAAATATAAAAGCAAAAACAATTAACATAGTTGCTGAAACTATGAACGAAACTTATACAACACATAATGAAACAACTGAAACATTTACTCATACTGCAACTACTGGTAATACGACTTATACATCGGGCGATGTAATTGCAAGTAATATATCTCTAGTTGGACATCAACATGTGGATAATGCTGGACTTGCTGCTGGAGTTACTACTGTACCTATTGGTGGAAGTGGTTCAGTAACATCTGCTCAAGGAGAAACCGTGGCATCAATTTCATCTGGTATAACTGCGGCAGAACCAACATCTCTAGATTTAACTACTGTTTCAAATGTAACATTACCGACTGCTACAACTGCGTATCCAGATACACTGGTTAAAACAGATTCTACTGGTACAGTTAATAGTACGATACTGGCAGACAATGCTGTAACACAAGATAAACTTGCAGATGATGCTGTAGGTTCTGCTGAAATGAAAAGTCTATCAACACTACTCATCAAGAATAGTTCTGGTTCAACATTAAAAACTGTACATGGTGCTGGTGCATAGTATAAATACTAATAAAGGAATTACAAATGTCGCAATATGATGCTCAGTTAAATAATGACACATCTAGGAATAATAGACAATACTCTGATTTAGATTTATTCTTTAGCAGAAAAACATCTAATAGCGATATAAATACACTTACAGATGTTCAAGCGGTAAAGAGAAGTGTTCGTAATCTAGTCCAACTTGACTACTATGAAAAACCTTTTCACCCAGAGATTGCATCTGGAATTAGGGGAATGTTATTTGAGTTAATGACTCCATTTACTGCTCAAATTATTGCAAGACAAGTTGAAGATGTAATTAATAATTTTGAACCTAGAGCAAAACTTGTAGGTGTAACTGCGATACCAGATTTAGATCGTAATGCCTATGAGATTAAAATAGAATTTTATGTTGTTAACACACCGACAGAGTTAGTAGACTTAACGGTATTCTTAGAAAGATTGAGATAAGATGGCAGATAGTAATAATCAAAAAGTAAGAGTAACGGAATTAGACTTTGATGAAATCAAAGCAAACCTAAAATCTTTTCTAAAAAACCAAAATGAATTTAGAGACTATGATTTTGAGGGAAGTGGTATGAGTGTTCTTCTTGATACACTTGCATACAACACTCACTATCTAGGTTTCAACGCAAACATGTTGGCGAATGAAATGTTTCTAGACAGTGCGGCCTTAAGAAGTTCTGTAGTATCACATGCAAAGACTTTAGGATATGAACCATCTTCTTGTCGTGCTCCAAGAGCATCTATAGGAGTTTCATTAACAACAACTAACTCTACAGCTACAATGCCTGCTGGAACAAAGTTTACTACAACAGTAGATGGGGTATCATATCAGTTTGTAAACATATCAACTCTAAACTCGACTAGTTCTGGTAACATTGTTAACTTTGATAACACAGAAATTTATGAAGGAACTTATGTTACAACAAAATATATAGTTGATAATACAGATACAGAACAAAGATTTACTATAACCGATAACAGAGCAGACACCACTACATTAAGTGTGACAGTACAAAACTCTACATCGGATACATTTACTTCAACATTTACAAAAGCAACTGACATATCACAACTTTCAATTAATAGTCCAGTTTATTTTTTACAAGAAGTTGATGGGGGTAGGTTTGAAATTTACTTTGGAGATGGTGTTGTAAGTAAAGCGTTGACAGATGGAAACATAGTAATAATGAATTATGTGGTAACAAACAAAACTGCTGCTAATGGTGCAAATGGGTTTAGTTCACCAAGTTCAATAAGTGGAGTTACCGACATTGGTATTACACTTGTACAATCTGCCTCTGGTGGTTCTGAACCAGAGAGTATGGATTCAATAAAACTAAATGCTCCACTAGACTATGCTGCTCAAGGGCGTTGTGTGACTAGAAATGACTATCAAGTATTTACAAAAAAGTTATTTGCAAATGCACAAGCCGTTTCAGTTTGGGGTGGAGAAGATGGAAGTTTTGATTCATCTTTGGGTGTTACTGCAACACCACAATATGGTAAAGTTTACATATCAATTAAATCTAATACTGGACAGAACTTAACTTCTGCTCAAAAATCATCGCTAGTTAAATCCTTTAGTCCATTTACTGTAGCATCAATTACACCAGTGATTGTTGATCCAGAAACAACATTCTTAATTCTGGGGGTTACATTTATGTTTGATTCTACAAAGACAGTTTTAGTTGGGCCAGACTTAGAAGCCGCAGTTAAAGTTGCTGTTTCTAATTACAATGATACATCTTTAAAAAGTTTTAATAGTCCTTTCAGACATTCTTCTGTTACTGGATTAGTAGATGGTGTTGATGCAGCTATTTTAAACAATACTACACTTGTAACTATGGCTAAATTCTTTACACCAATCATTGGAACAAATGTTTCTTATACAATTAGTTTTAACAATCCAATATATAACCCACACTCTGGACACAATAATCTTGGTGGTGGTGTTATTGCATCTACTGGTTTTAAAATTAGTGGTAGAACGGAAGAAATGTTTTTTGATGATGACGGACAAGGAAATCTAAGAATGTATTATCTTCAAGGTTCTGCAAGAACTTATTATGCTACTCAAGCAGGAAAAGTAGATTATATAACTGGTGTTATATCTACAAATGCATTTGTTATTAATACTATATCAAGTGTTGATGGTAACACATCTGAAAAAATTAGAATAACTGCTAAACCAAACTCAAACGATATTGTTCCAGTTAGAAATCAATTATTAGAAATAGATTTAGTTAACTCAACTATATTAAGTAATGTTGATGCAACGGCAACAACTGGTGTTGGTTACACAGTCGCTTCAACTGGTGGGGATGCAACAACCACACAAACATCAGTAGCAACTAATCCATCATCTGGTCCAACAAGTGCTTATTAGGGAGTAATCTATGTCGGAAAAATCTTCCAAATTTTTAGGTAAGATATCCCCATTAATAGAAGGTCAGTTTCCAGATTTTGTTAAAGATGAAAACAAACTCTTTGTAAAATTTGTCCAAGACTATTATAAATTTCTTGAAGCTGGTAAGATGGAACTTACTGCAGCTGTTGACTATGTAAAATACGAAACAGAAACTTTATCATATATACTTAATGATGATGGTGATAGAATTGTTGCAGAACAAGGTGCTGGAACTGTTGGTAACTTTGTTAATGGAGAAACCGTTGTAGGTTCTATTTCAAATGCAACAGCAGAAGTTTTGGTTGAAGATGTTCGTAATGGCACACTATATATTTCATCAAATCAAAAGTTTGAAACTGGTGAAACTATTACTGGACAAACTTCTACATCAACTGGTGTACTGAAAAGATATCGTGCAAACCCAGTTCAAAATATTCAACAACTTTTAGATTACGCTGACGTAGACAATACAATCTTTGACTTTTTAAATAAATTTAGAGATTCGTTCATGGAAGCAATTCCTAATACTCTTGCAACTGGAACAGCAAAAAGAAATTTAATAAAATCTATTAGAGACTTGTACACTGCTAAAGGAACATCAGAAGGACATAAACTCTTTATGAGATTGTTACTTGGTGAAAGTGCTTCTATCTTTTATCCAACAAAATATATGTTAAGAGTTTCAAATGGTGATTGGCGACAAAAAACTACAATGAGAGTTGAAACAATTGGTTCTTCTGCTGATGAAATTGTCAATCAAGTTATAACTGGTGCAACATCTTTTGCAACTGCGATTGTTGTTGATACTATTACGTTCCAGCAAGGTTCTGTATCTGTTACTGAATTAGAAATAGATTCTGTAAATGGAGAGTTCAATAGTGGTGAATTAATTACTGCAATATCTACACTTACAGATGTTCCTGCTAACTTTCGTGTAAGAGCAATTGTATCCCAATCAAATTTGGATGAGCCTGGTGCTTTGTATGTTGATAATGAAACAATTGACGCTGAGGCTTTAGGAAATAATTTTGCTGATATTAGAGTTAGTGGTATCGAAAGTGGTGGTATAACTGACATTGATATTGATGGTGTTGGTTTAAATTATCAAGTTGGGGATAGAGTAACTATTACTCCAAATTCTGTAGATACAAATGTATCTGCTGCAACTGGATTTGTAAGTGTTGTTGGTGGTGGTATTACAGATGAAGATGACACAGGCGATATTATAATTTTAGAAGGTGCTACAGATGTATCATCCGAAAACTTTAATATACTACTGGAGAGTAGAGTAGAAGATAGACTTATTGGCGATGGAACTACACGAGCATTTACATTAGTTAATGTTCCAACTACAGATACTATTACAATTTATATTGACAATGCAATCACAACTGCATACATACAATCTGGTAGCACAATTACATTTACAACAGCACCCAAATCTCTTTCAACTATTTTTATTAAAGGTAATGCACAAGACTTCTTACTGTTAAACGGAACGAATGGTTCTAGTTTAGATGCTGGATATAAATTACAAACAAATCAACAGATAGAAGTAAATGATACATTTGGAACAGTTACAGATCAATTAGTTCTAGAAGATGGTACATTCCCTTCTAATGAATTTGGACAAATTAAAAAAATATTTATAGAAAACAGTGGTGATGGTTATACAAGACTACCCACAATTTCTGTTACATCTACTTTTGGTAGTAGCGCTGATCTTACTGCGATATCCACAGAAATTGGTAAAATACAATCACTAAAAATTAGTGACTCTGGGTTTAATTACGATGCAACCAATGCTCCAACAATTGCTCCAAGGGCTCATTTTATTTTAAAAGATGTATCTGGCACGTTTGCATTTGGTAATACTTTATCGACTAACGGACATACTGGTGTAGTTCAAGCATACGATTCTGCTACTAAATTATTAACTACAACTTTTGAAAATGAAGAAAGACTTACACACGAACAAGATAGTACGTTTAATGAAGCTATTGAGTTAGAGGGTAATACTGCTGATAATTTGTCATCACAAATATTTTTAGAAGATGAACAAGAATTTGATGGTGGTGATAACATTGTATTAGATGGTACTGCAATTAGAGAACCAATCAATCAAACATTTGTTTTAAAAGTTAAAAAATATTCAGAATTAAACGAGGATGGATTATCTGTCAATCGGTTTATGATAAATGAATCTAAACGACCAGAATTAGCATTGTATGAGGGTAACACTTATTATTTTGATTTGTCTGATCCATCTTTGTACACGGATAATACTTCTGTTAATTCACATCAATTAAGATTTTCAACAACACCAGATGGAACACACAATTCTGGTTCTGCATTTACAAATGGTGTAACAGAATCCGTTATCACACTCGTACCAATAGGAACAGTTGGTGCATTTATTCAAATAGTTGTTCCATTTGGAGCTCCAAATCTTTATTATTATTGTACAAATCATAGTGGTATGGGTAATAGTATTTTAACACCACAACTGCAATCAGTTGTATTGGATGTGGGTTCTAATATATTAACAGATGGATTTAGTAAACATGAATTTAATATACTACTAGAAGATGCAGTTAATTTTACTGGATTTGGTATTATAGAATTTGAAGAAGATCCTGGCTTTACTCAAGGACGATTAGATTTAGAAGATAAAACTAAACTTCTATTAGAAGATTCCAGTGAGGTAAGTGGGGGTGTAATAGAACTTGAAGATTCAAATGGTAAAATCGTAAATGGGTATAACTATAATGTGGGGGGTGTTCAACTAGAAGAATCTATTAGTAGTTTTGTCCAAGGAATTGGTGATAAAATTGTTATGAATAAGTACAGAGAAATAAATCCAGGCTCTGTATTCATAGTTCAAGAGGAAAATGGTGATAAAATACATGGTGAAGATTTTGGTTTCAACCTAACATTAGAAGATAATGACCTCTTTTTATTAGATGATGAAACTGCTGACTTCATTGTTTTAGATGGTTCAAATAATAATGCTTTAAATGCTGGAGAAAATTTAATTCTAGAACAACCAATTGATTTTTCTGGAAAAGATGTAACTATCACGGATTCGAGTGGGGCATCTGGTACAATTATTTTTGCTGATATTGCATCTGGTACAACATTAGTTGATACAATTTCAACTGGTATTGGAAACTATGTAACAATTGATAACTTGATTGGTGAGGATTTAATTCGTATTCAAGATTCATTCTATTATCAAGATTTCTCATACGAAGTTGCCGTTGGACAATCTACTGCAACTTATATTAATCAATTAAAAAGAGCAGTTCACCCTGCTGGTTTTGCTCCATTTGGTAAAGTTAGTATTGCATCTTTTGTCTCTGCAACCGTAGGAACAACTGCTGCTGGTGTTGCCGGATACCTTGGAGATACACAAACATTTACACCAGAACTTGCTTCTGTTCTAGAAGTATTATTTGATCAAACAATTCAGAGAAGGTTGGTTGCTGGTAGTATGATAATTGGTAATAGAGATGACCAAGTATTATTAGAAAACGGAATACCAGACTCTGCTCAAATGGCATTAGAAGGTTCGTCTGCAACTGTGGCATCTGGAATGCCTGCAAATATATCATTGCTACTAGAAGATAGTTTACAACCCACAAATTATGATTATGCTGTATCACATATAGTACAAGAAGATAATTTTCAAATACTTCATGAAACTGGACGTATCACAGATGAGTTTGATAGCATCCTTATGGAAGATGATTCTACTATTCTTATGGAAATTGGAAGTCTTGCTGCTGGTAAAGCATTGTTATATGAATCAAATCAAATAAGAGAAAATGAATCTTCTGGTGGTAGGGTTATGTCTGAAAGTTCTTCTTCTATGGGTGGTAAAGGAGAAAGAACATTAACTAAAGAGATGAGGATAACACGGGCAACTAAACCAATAAATCATGCTGCTAAAAACTTATTAACATATCTATATGACCACCCTTTTGCTGTGGAACAAGCATACGGTGGAATACAAATGGAAAACAATTCCATTTTAGGTATGGAAGATGGAACAGATACAGACGGTGACGGAGATGCAGTAATAGATAATATACTTTTAGAAACTGGTGGACTTATAGTTGTAAATGATACAACAGTTCGTCATGATGTAATTAGATTAGATGGTGAAGAACCTTTACCTTCTGTTGCTTTCTTAGTAACTGAGGCTGGTGAAAATATTGTATTTGAACAAGACACTATTAATATAGGGTCTGGTAGAACATTACTTGAATCATCTATCTTTACTTTCATTGCAGATCAAGTTAGAAATAGAAATGAAAAATTACTATTGTCTGAACCTACAAACGATGATACACTAACTCTTTCAGAACTAGGTGATATACAGATTACAGAAATTGCAAGAAAGGGAAAGATATTACAAGATGGGTTTGGGCTTAACGGACAAAGTATTTCAACAGAAGATACTGGTATTGCACTAGAAGAAGATGGTTTCATTTTGATGGATGGAAATGAAATAAGTGGTGTTGGTGATGATGCTTTTGCAGTAAATGAAAACTCATCAATACTCTTAGAAAATATAACTGGTAAACACGAAAGAATAATACAAGAAACAGCTGGTGCTATTGTAGAAGAAGATTCATCTACGTTATCAATCATAGATGTAATTCAATTAGAAGATGCTCTTGATGATGGAATTGGCGTTCCATCTGCTTTACTCATAGAAGCAACATATCTAAGGTCAGTTGAAGATATCATTATTCAAGAAGATGGAACAACTACTGATGGTGGTAATATAGTTCTTGATGCAACGAGTACTGCTGCTGATGGAAATCCAGTAGATGAAAATGAAAGATTACTTCAAGAACAAGACACTGCTGATATAGGTTCAGATAGAATAAATCATATTGTATTAGAGACTTCTGCCTATATTGCAAATAGAGGAGTTAAACCAATTGAGAATTATACAATGTCTGGGAGTATAAATACAAGTATAAGGAACATTCCAATCGTACAGCCTGCAATTATTACGTTGAAGGTTTCATAAAAGGATGGAAATGTGTTATAAATATATACAAAGGATTAAAAAATGTCGGCAATAATTACAGAGAAATTTAGACAGCATAATGCTAATCAGTTTTTTGAATCATTTACTGAAGCAGCTGCATCGGTGTACTACCTATTCATAGGTAAGGCAACACCATTCACTTCTGGTACTACTGGAGGAAACGATACTATTCCCCCAACCCCATCAGATGATATTAGTTCAGAGTTCTATAGATGGGATTCTATGATTGCAGCTAAAAAAGTTGCATCAACGGATGTATCATTTGCTCTACCAAGAGTTAACTGGATAAACGGAACAGTTTATTCAATGTACAAAGATGACATATCTGCATCTAGTTTATCTGCCAATGGTGCGACAAATTTATTCGACTCAAACTTTTATTTCATAACCTCTGCATTTAGAGTATACAAAATATTAGATAATAACGCTGGGGCTTCATACTCTGGTTCTGAACCGACATCAGAATCAACATCGCCTTTTGCTCTTGGTGGTTATGTCCTTAAATATATGTACACTATTTCTGCATCAGATGCTACCAAATTTTTAACCACAGACTTTATGCCCGTAAAAACAAATGCAACTGTAAATGCTGCTGCAACAGATGGTAAAATAGAAGCTCTATCCATAATTGGGGGCTCTGGTTATACTGATGGAACTTTCTACGCTGCAGTTTATGGTGACGGTACAAATGCTGGAACTGCAACTGGTGCTATTGTTTCTATCAAAGTATCTGGTGGTGCAATCCAAGGATTTGGATTAGCCTCTGGAACAGACACAATTTTACATAACGGTGGAAGTGGTTATACCTTTGGAAAGGTTAACTTAGCTGCTGCTTATATATTTACAGACACAGCCTTAACAAGTTCTGGTACATTAGGTAGTGGTTCTGGTGGTTCAATAGGTGTTGTTATAAGTCCAAAGAATGGACATGGTTCAGATGCTGTTGCAGAGTTAGGTGGACATTATGTAATGTCTAATACAACTTTAACACAGGCTGAAAATGATGACATTACAACTGCAAACGATTTTAGAGAAGTTGGACTTGTAGTAGACCCAACAGTTTTTGGTTCTTCTTCTGTCGCAAGTGTTAATACTGGAAGAATGACATATGTTGTAAAAATGTCAACATCTTCTGGAACTTTTGATGTAGATGAAACTATAACACAAGCAACTACTGGTGCTGTTGGAAGAGTAGTAGAATGGGATGCTTCTAGAAGTCTTTTATATTATCACCAAGAAAGATTTGGTTCTTACGGAACTAATTCTACAACTGGTGCTTATGCTTTGTTTTCAACTACGGCAACTATAACTGGTGGAACTTCTGGTGCAACTGGAACACCATCAAATACAGCAAGTGAAACCGTTACTTTGGCAAACTCTAATAGTTTATCTTTAACAAGTGGATATGCGAATCCAGAGTTACAACCAGATAGTGGTAATATTATTTATCTAGAAAATAGAAAACCAATTCAAAGATCAAGTGACCAAACAGAAGATATAAAAATTATAATTGAATTTTAAAGGATTAGTTAATGGCTCAACTCACCGACCTAAATGTATCACCATACTATGATGACTTTAGTAAAGATAAAGATTTTCACAGAGTATTATTTCGTCCAGGCTTTGCAGTTCAGGCTAGAGAGTTAACAACTCTACAGTCTATCCTACAAAACCAAGTCGAACAGCATGGTAATCACATGTTCAAAGAAGGAACAGTGGTTATACCTGGCCAACTTTCCATAATGAAACAATTCCAAACAGTACAGTTGGATGGAACATTTTCTAACGAAACAGTAAACCCAAGTTCATATTATAATCAAACTAACAATGTAGTTATCACTGGACAAATATCTGGTGTTACAGCTAAAGTTATAGGATTTCAAATTGCAACTTCAACAACACAACCTATGTTGTATGTTCAATATGTAAATACTGGAACAGATGGTGTATCTCAAAGATTTGTAAATGGTGAGAACATAACTGCAAATGCTGGTATTACTCATACTACATCATATGCTTCTAATAATGCTTCTGGAACTATATTCTCACCAATTGATGGTACTACTGCTACTCAAGATGGACTTGCAGTTGAACTACAAGAGGGTGTTTACTATGTAAGAGGACAGTTTGTAAGATGTGCCGCTCAAAGATTAGTACTGTCAACAAACTCTAATGCTGTCACTGCAAGAGTTGGTTTTTCAATTACAGAAACATTATCGACACCAGAAATAGATACCAGTTTAACTGATAATGCAACTGGTTCATCTAACTATGCAGCCAAAGGTGCCCATAGATTAAAAATTACTTTAACACTCGACTCAAGAACTACTTCTTCAACAGCAGACTCTAATTTTGTAGAACTGATGAGAATTGAAAACGGTACTATGGTTGGACAAGCCAGAGTTACAGAATACGATGTATTAGGAGATACTCTCGCAAGAAGAACTTTCGATGAAAGTGGATCATATACTGTACGTCCTTTTAATTTTGATATGAGAGAAAGTACTAATATCACTGCAAGAAATACTAATTACCAAGGTGTGTTTGCTGGGAAAACTACTACAGATGATGGTGGAACTCCAGATGAAAGTTTGCTTTCTCTTCATGTTTCGCCTGGTAAAGCATATGTCAAGGGTTATGAATTAGAAAAAATATCACCTACGTTTAAAGATTTACCTAAAGCAAGAGATTTTAATTCTGTTAACACTGGTGTTGTTACACATGAAATCGGAAACTTTTGTCAAATAACAAATATATTTGGACAACCAGATATCACATTTATTTCTGGAGAATCTACTGCATACAAAACAATTGGGTTATTCGATGATAAGATTGTTACTAACGGTACATCTTCTGGAAATCAGATTGGTGTTGCTCGAGGAAAAGCAATTGAATATCGTACTGGTGTTGTAGGAACTTCTGCTGCTGTTTATGATTTATATTTGTGGGATGTTAGACCTTTTACTAAACTTACATTAAGTGGTACACCTAGTGGAACGCTACTCGCTAATCATGCAAGTGGTGGTGTTCAAGTAACTGGTGTTACTTCTGCCGCAACTGGATATGTATTTGCTTCTGGTACTGGTTCTGGTAAAGTCGTTCTGACAACAGTTGTTGGAACTTTTGCAGTTGGTGAAAAGATTAAAGCCTCGGATTCTGGTGAAGCCAATAAGATTGTAGAGAATGTTGCAAATGCAGACTTAACTATTACAGAAGTTGTTACACATACATTTAAAGATTGTCGTTCTATATT